TCCTCACTGTTATATGCTGTGCCTCTGACCGAAGTGATTCCAGGATTTATGAATGCTTTTACTTGTTCATCACCAACATTCCAAACTACAACATTCTGTCCCGCAATTTGAGTGGTTCTATATTGGAAGATTTTAGGCATTTCGCTTATATGACATACAGGTACCCAAACTTTTGCAAATATTTCTTCTTGTTCACGTAGATATATGCTATGGTTATTGTAGCATTCGCTGCTAATATATTCTACCTTTGGCTTTTTTAACCATTGACTATGATTACGCGGCGGCATTCATATCCTCCCATTTTTTAAATTTATCTTTTGTGATACTTCTTAATTCACCTGCCTTCAGATAATCTGGTTCGTGTGCTAATTTTTGACTATCACGCATCGTGTCGTCTGGCATATCATATTCGGCAGGACCTTGAATACTATCCCACGGCGTTGTTCTGATAGGACTTTCAAAATGTTTTTCCCTACCATCTCTAAACTTTAAACGCCAGCTAATCACGCCTTTTTCTGGTTCTCGTAATACTCTGACCTTATGACCCATTGGCGCAAAGTCTGAATATCCTCTATCATCAATCGCGTTTTGTGGACAAGCCTTCACACAGCTATAACATTCCCAACAGAAATTAGGTTCAATGTTAACTGCTCGTCTTGTTACTGGATCTATATGCATAATGTCTGATGGACAGATATCGACGCAATGGCCACATCCATCACAAGCTGTCATATATACAAATGTCGGCATTAATTCCTCCTGTTAAGTTGCCGGATTCTGTTTCCAAGCTCCGGCGGGCTCATCAGCATTATGCCGCTATGGCGTAACCTGTAGGTGCAACGTTATCGTTTGCATTTACTTTTCGAAGACTCAAACATCAGTCGATCCTATTTCGCCCCCATAAGCATCCACCGATGGTGGATATTGGTGGAGGCGTCGGGTACCGCCCCCGAGTCCTGTCTGCCCTCTAACATCTTCTATTCTATTTATAACATTATTATACCACATATTTTAGAGTAAGTAAACCCTGTTTTTATAAATAGTTACATGAGGAGGCGATTCAAATTTATCCCAGCAGCTGGGTCAAAAGGCAAGTGGGCGCGAACCATATACAAATCTCCTGTACGTAAATTATCGGACGTAATCCGGTTACAAAGGGAGTACGATAATGATAGCCGAAACTCTGGCGGGGATAAGCCTGGTCAAAGCAAGCGTTGACTTTATTAAATCTAATATCGATACTGCGAAAGATATTGGTGAAATAGCCAGTGCTGTCGATGGGCTTTTCCGTGGCGCAGACGAAGTAGAGAAGAAAAGAAGTAGGAAGGCTGGGGTTGGAATTAAAGATCAATTCGGCATCCAGTCTGTCGCACAAGAAGTTATTGACGCAAGGCTTGCACAGGAAGCCATGCAAGAAATGAAAAATATGATAAATATGAGGTTTGGTCCTGATACATGGCAGTCAATTGTTGATTTAAGAGCTAAACGTATCCAAGAAGAAAAAGAACGTATAGCAGAAGCGAAACGTGTGGCCAGGCAAAAACAAAAAGAAACTGAGGAAGCCATAAAACAAGTAGCAATGATCGGTGGTGTAATTGTTGTAGCCGTTGCGTTATTTGTTTTCTTAATTTCGATTCTATGATTGAGTACGTGACAATCACTGTATTACTCAGCCATGTAGGTGCTACACACTCGTGGCAAATATGTAACGGGTGTTTAGCAACGGTATGTGAATACAGAATGGATCCGGAGATCAACTATCAAAAAAGTTGGTATCCAACCAGAATGCACATTCCGTATGGCGATACATGTCCACCTTCCATAACAGAAAAGCTGAACAAGAGATACTTTAAGAAAAAACCTGTACCATACAAATCATGGTATCATTACAACTAATCTTGACCAGGCTCTTGACCTGGACATGGTTTATCAAAAGTACCTTGAATAACGTTGTCTGTTTGTTTATCTGCTTGAATATCTTTTAATACATGGTCAAGATTTATGTTAATATCAAGCAGTTCTTTTGAAGCGTTATCAAACTCTCTAAATACATTATCTATTGGCTCACTATCAGCAGACTGACGATCATGCATAGCTAAGGCAATGATACCGTAATGGATAACTTTCTTCAAATCATCTCTATTGTAACCTGCTTTCTTACCATAACGTTGACAGTACTTGATAACGTTACCTAAAGCAAAACCCATACCATGACCCATGTCTTCAATGATCTCGGTCGATTGGTATTGGTTTTGTGAATAGTGCGCGTTGTACGTACTATCAATATATTCTTGCATTTCATCTAGAATTTCATCTTCGTTGAAAGCATATTCAATATCTCTATGCATCAATGTACCTCCTTAAAAAACACGTCTAATTCTTTTTGTATAACGTCATAGTGCTCGATCGCGGCACGATGAACTTCGTTATCTTTCTTAGCAATCTTCCACGATAGAGCTACAAACTCATTACGTGGAATATTATAATTTTCAGTGGCTATTGTTTCACCTACAACTATTTTATACTGCGCTGGCATATTCACTCCAAAACTCATCCCAAAGATCTTCAACAAATCCTAGTTGTTCCATTGCATCCATGTGTGCAATATCATTAAAGCAATTATCTTTTGTTAGTGCATTAAGAAGTTCAGAGATGTGTTCGCATCCACCGATTCTAAGACTAACTGAGTTGATAAACTGCTCTTCACAATCCATTACGTAACTTGACATACCCATATTAAAACCTCACTGCGGCTAATGCTACGTCTCTAGTATCAATCTCGTAACCAAGTTGTTTAGCTATAACATACTGAAGTGTATTAGGCGTATGGTACGCGTGATCGATAGCTTGAACATATTCAACGATTTCTTTCCAGATTGAAAGTGGAATGTTTCTGTATTCGAACTTTTGCATAATATAACTCCTCTTTTCATTTTATAGATATATTATACACTAATTCTTTTGATTTGTAAACAAAAAAGTGCACAGAAATATTCAATAAAAACAAAGACATCCTCATTTTATTCTAAAAAAATGTTAGGGTTTGGAGAATCTTCATTTCCAATATCATCATAGTCATAGTCAATTTTCATCTTAAACGATTTTTGTCTGTATTCAGAAACGTTAATTAATCTTTGAAAGTAAGAGTGATTATCCGTTGGTGGTCTACTAGGCAAGTTATCGAACCAAACGTCTTCGTACAGATTAACGATAAAGTATAACATGATGTAGTCACCAGGTTGAGACACGTATGGCATACGAATATCCATAATGTCTTTAAGATCTGATTCCTCGGCAAAGTCCATAAGCAAAACTTTATCACCCGGCACGTAATTAAAGTAATAATCTCTATAGTCGTCGCCATTTTGAAAATAAGCTACGTCTAAAAACGTGTTTGGTAAAAATTCTTCATTAAGAAGATCAAGATAAATTTCTCTTGATTCAAACATATCTTTTTGTTTATCAAACAGAGTTTGCTTACGACTGATATACTCACTATGGTGATACAACATAAAGTGAGATGGAACCTGTTTTGGTGCTTCAGTTTGCTTTACTAAACGCAAAAAGTCAACTACCATACTATTTTCAAAGATGTGGTCACCAATGCATTCAGATACTACTAGATCAGCTTTAAGCTCTGGATAATCATTCATGAAGTCCTTAGCTGATCCGACGTAAACCGTGATGTTACTAAACTCATTTCGTTCAATATTTGTAATAAGCATCTTGGCAGTTTCTGGATTTCTTTCGATAGCAAATACTCTTCCCGCTACTTGAGCTGCAGCCATTGCAAGAATACCGGTACCACTACCAAAATCAATAACGATGTCACCAGGCGATACAGCTTTATCAATAGCTTGAAGATAACTGTTCGTTCTATACTCGTCTTGAATCATAGTTTGATGTGGAACAAGTTCTCCGTATTTTCCTTTAAACATGCTTAAATTCTTTTATCATAGGGAAGATCGGTTCTAAAGCATCAGCGCACTGTCTGGCTAACTCAATATGTTCTTTCTGTGTACCATGACCTGAACGTAGATCAATGTAGTGAATCCAAGATCGCATCGTACCGTTTACGTATAATCGAGATTCCATGATACCTTCTGGTAATACCGCCCGTGCTTGTTCTTTGGCTATTCCAGCTTCAATAGCCCATTTATAAGCGTACTGAGCTTCTCTAATTACGTAATCTTGTAGAGTCTTCCATGTCGATTTTAATTTGTCGTCGTCTGTTTCAATTGAGTTTTGTCTATTCTTAGTATCTTGTAATCGAGCTTCTCTTATTACAAAATTAAGATCCTGAGTTGGATCAGCGTATCTTTGAGAAAACTCTTGAAAAGAAAATGATCTATGTCTTAATAGTTGTCTAGCGATATCACGAGTTGTAGTAACCTCTAAGCAAGCGCTAACCATTTCAAATGGCGACCAATGTTTTTCTCTAATGAGATATCGTAATAGTTTTTCCGAGGTTTCGGTGTTATCTTGGTTCGAGGGGTTCGATACACGGGCTGTATACGCGATAAGTTCTTGGATATTGTTACCGACATAAAGTTCCTCCGGTGGTTTTGAATAACTGATAAGTCTTACACTCATGTTATGTTACTCCATTCGTAAAGTTTATTGTACTTATGATAGTAGCCATCTTCAATATCTTCATATGGAATATCTAAGTTTTTAGCGGTAAGTTCTACCATGCAAAGTATGTCACCAAGTTCTTCACACAGTTTATCTGTATCACCACCAAACCTGAGTATCTTACTGGCTTCTTTGATAACCTCACTACATTCTTCCATTAGTATCACTAATGTTTCTTCTTTGTTCCTCATAACTTAAAGTCTCCAAACTTTTCATTAGCGATCTTTTGACCTGCTTTTGAACTATCAAATACTGGAGTATCATCAACTAATGTTTGTTGAGTTTCTTCTACGTCATGTAAACGCATCTTAGCTCGATCAATTCCAATCACAAACCTTTTATGTAAGGTTGGATCGTTATAGCGATTCTTTAATTGTTTGACCATCATCTGACCCTCTTTATCGAGTTCTTCAGTTGAGATCAAAGCAAACATTAGATCTGCTGTCGCGGGTAATCCAAAAGACTCGGACGTATCTTCAAGCCCAACATCCGTGTTAGAATAACCAGAACGAGTCGTTTGCGTTGCAGAGAAGATCGGTAGGTCGAACTCGACCGCAAGGCCACGTAATTCTTCAGCAATTGCTTTAATGTAGGTGTACGAGTTGATTGCACCACCCATTCCTTTCATTCTTGATGAAGCACAAATATTAAGATAATCAACAAAGATAATATCTGGTTCGAACTGTTTCTTTAATTTGAGTTCATTCAATAGAGCTCTAAAATGACCAGCGTGTGCTGAACCTGTTGGATATTCTTTTACTATTAGGTTACCGGTTGTCTTACGTGCAAGGCTCTTTACTTTCTCGGTAAACATATCCTTTGGCATATTTTCAAGTTGATCGATCGGTACGTTCAATAAGTTAGCATCGATACGTTCAGCGATTCTTTCCTCAGCCATTTCCATTGTAATGTATAGAACATTACGACCTTCTACCAAAGCGCTACTAGCAACATGACACATGAATAAAGACTTGCCAACGCCAGTACCTGCAAGGGCAATGTTAAGTGTTTTATTCGGTACACCACCTTTTGTAATCCGGTTGAAATATTCGAGATCAAACGGAATACGATCTTCTTCTTTCTTATAAAAATCATAACGTTCATCCGCCTGGCCAATGTAATCGTGACCAACGTTGGTATCGAAAGCAACTCCCAGAGCTTTTTGTAAAAGATCCGGGAGCGCGTTCTTAGTGAGAGTTTCATGTTTACCATCAATGATGCTGATGGATTCCATGATGGAATTGTAAATTGCTCGATCCTGACACCACTTTTCAGTACTATCGAGCAACCATTGTTCATCAATCTTTTCGTTTGAAAAAAGTTGAGGGACAATATCCATAGCCATTTGAAACTGTTCAGCGGACATGTTAGCGTCTTGTAGTTCAATGGTTAGGGATTCGTTTGATGGAAGCTTATTGTACTTTGCAACGTACTTACCAGCTTCCTTAAATAAAGTCTTGTATACACCTTGAAAATAATCTGGTTTAATAAACGGCAACACTTTGCGCATGTACCGTTCATTAGTTAGTAGATTTCTTAAGATGGTTTGTTCAATATTACTCTGTAACAAGTACGTCCTCAGCTTTCAATTCTTCTCCAGTTTTTGCATCACTAAACCTTGCGCTACCTTCTTCAACACACGTATCAAAAATAGCCATTAAAAGTTCAGCTGCAGTCTCTTGGAGTTTTTCATTATCAACAGTTAAGTACTCATCGGGTGTTTCAACAATATAAAAGTTAAAATTAAGATTATCGTCTTCATTGATAGCAATAGCACCAAACTTAATTACTGTCTCGTTAAAACTTCCCGTGAGTATACGACATGCCCATGCATTATCGTCATCATCTACAATTACGAGTTCGTAATCAGTACCTTCTATCATGCTACGTCATCTTCAATTTCAACGTGAGACCTACCACCAATCTTATAGCAATCAGTTAAGTATTCGGCGAAGTTTGTTTCGTCGAAGATTGGTCTCCAAAAATCTTCCTCCACCGTCTGGGCTTCTCGTACTTTAGGGTCAAGTAGTTCACCAGTTTCCTGGTCAACTCGGCAGTACCAACCAGCAGAAGGCTTAGCCACATATTTACCTTGCATAGCAACGTCAAGCAAACCAGACCACTTTTGTACTCCGCCTTCCCAACTAACACTAATAGGAATCTTCGACTTTTCTTTAACATAACGTGATTTCTCTACATTGATTACGAAATCATAGCCGGTAACTTCGGTACCTTTTTTATTCTGACGACGACCAACAATCCAGATGTTGTCAGCAGAATAATAGATACCAGTACCACCAGATACGATTGCTTTAGGGAACAGACCAATTTCTTGGTATGTATGGTTAACAGCAATCAACGGAATGTTTTTCATATTCAAGTATGGTGTACACATACGGAATAAACCTTTGAGTGCTTTTGCGCGTGACATATCAGCCACAGATTTTTCGTTGATAGCATCTTCAAGTTCTTTTTTAGATGCTAGGTTACCAACTGAATCGATAACAATTACAACATTATCTTTACGAGATAGACCTTCCATTTGAGAAATAATATCAAACTTAAGTTCTTCAACATTTGTAATGGGCGTATGCAATACACGACTTGTATCAATATCGTACATCTTAAAATAATTTTCAGGTGAACCAAATTCTGAATCGTAGAATAGTAGCACAGCATCTTTATATTTTTTCAAATACGCACTTGCCATAATTAAAGCGAATGAAGTCTTAAAGTGTTTTGACGGGCCAGCCAAAACTGTAAGACCTGGTGCAAGACCACCATCAACACTACCAGCCAATGCAACATTCATCATCGGCACCTCAGTAGGGATCATATCTTTTTCTGTAAAAAATTTAGATTCTGCCAATACCTCAGTAGTCTTTACTTTAGAATTGGTCTTTAGTTTGTCCATAATCGACATAAAACTCTCCTTATCAAACTTGTATATTATACCATAAATTGATCGAGTTGTAAACTGTTTTTTTCATAACTGTATGATTGTTTTCTATTATCTTGAACAAGATATTTTGTTTCGATCATTTTATTGTCTAGCCTTCCTTCAACGAAGGCCTTCACCTGATGTGCCATATCTTCCGCAGTGGTAACGGGAACGTTTTGACAAATCATATTCAGATTTTTTCTTCCACCCTGAAGAACAAAGTCTTTTGGAAGCTTCATAATTTCCATAGCTTCTCTAATTGTAAGATATCTATCTTCATCAGGATGCGTAAGTGCTGTTGGCATGTGACCAACGAAAGCGCCAATCAAACCTTTCGGTATGGTTGTCATCTTTCTCATAATGTTGCCGCCACTTTTTAACTTAGCATGCATACGCTCAGCCTTGGCAGCATCTCTATCAAAGCCTTTTGATTTCATCCACTCACTAACTTTACTGTAAGGGATGTTTCGTTCTTCGATATAATCTTGTGGGTTTGTTGTTTTTTCAATTTTGCTTGCAAACTCTTGGTGAGTGATACCACCTTCTATTTCTTCGAGCACATACTTATAAAAAGGATTGTGTGATGGAACCTGATCATTTGTAAGAACGTCCATAGGGTCATCTGGGTTACGTCCAACTGACCGAATAGTATCTTCGATATTTTCAGGTACACGATTTATATATTCAAGAACTGGTGCTTTTTCACCCTTCCAGAAAAAATAAAATGTTCTATCACGTACCTGGCTCAACCCATGTAACTTTGACATAGTCTTATAAATCGTAAACGTGTAACCAGCTTCTTCACCAACCTGCCGTAATCTTTCAACTACAGGTTCACCCATCTTGCTTGCTAACCTTGGAGCATTTTCACCCCAGAATACTTTAGGTTGAATTTGATTTAAGACGTAATTAGCCGACTCAATCATCCAATCATTCGCCGCATTATCAGAAGATGCTGATGGTGATAGACTACTTAACCCAGCGCAAGGGCAAACAGTATTTACAACATCAACATTTACTGGAAGGACTCGATACTCATCGAGTAAATGATACGGCACCTGACCACGATAGTATTCAACCAGTTGCATATCATTAGCTTCAAACGCTTTATAGGACAAAATATATTCTGGTAACTTACCAAATACGTTTTGCATAGCAATTGTTTCACCACCAATCAGTGGTACGATACTTGCATATTTCATTAAGCAAAAAACTCTTCTAAACTATTTTGTTGGCTTGATTCATAAGCCTTTTTGTGTTGTATTGTGGTGGCTAACTTAACATGACCCTTCCACGGACCCGATGTTACTTCTTTTTCACGAATCTTTACAAAGTCTGGCCACAGCTCATGTAATATTCTTTGCGCTTCATTATGAACCTCGAGTGTGCGCCATGTTGAACAACCACCGTCTGCATTTGTATTCGAACATCCTACCATATATTTAGCAGACACCCGATTCTTAAATCCACGACTTAACAATTGTAGATTGACATCAAAGTCTTCGGCGCCGCCCATAACACGATTCCACTGAATATCACGTGGAAGTTCTGGACCATTGAAAAACCAGTTTGTCATCATACGTTGATTCTCTCGAACAGGCCATTGTTTCACATCAGGGATAACCCATGCAGGCAGTAAACCACCAAAGCAGATACCTTCGTCCATCCAACCATCGACTAGATCTAAAGCATCAACAAAGTCTTGATCAGTAAATCTACGCGATAACCACTTGGTACCTTCACCAGGATTCGGTTCTTTGACTACAAACTCAAGGTCATCATCGAACACCATGTGTCGTGTATCGTTAAACTTATTAAAGATCCACTCACGTGTTGGTGCGATACGCTTGATTTCTTCTGGAAGTTTTAGAACTTTATCGCCATAGATGTCGTTCATCTCATCGTACTCGTGAGGCTGAACGGTAAAGTAAACTTTTTCTTTTAGATTATCAGGTAAGTTTTTATACGTTATCTGATTGTGTGTTCTACCCAGAGTAGGAATTACGATGTGTTGAATCATAGGTATCTCCAATAATATAGTTATAGCATTCTTCAATCATAGTTTTTTCAAACTGTTTATCATTCAACTGACGATTCAGTGGTGACGGGTGTGGCATCTTAAAATGATCCACACCAACTTTCTTCAAAGCGTTACTTGCGACATTACCTAATGCAATGATCTTATCAAATCGTTGGCCAGCATCTTTCAGTCTATCAAAGTCGATGGTGTATTTATCGCCTGGTTCATCACTACAATTCATAAAGTCCCATTTATCAAGTTGCCAAGCTGCACACCAATCTAATAAACGATCGAGTGTATCGTTCTTTTTAGCCTTCTTAGCTGATGAAGGATTTTGACCAACAATTAAAATCATGTCATACTCTATATGAAGTTACAAAAATTTTACCGATATAAGTTTCAATGGCTGCACCTACGCCTGAACCTGGTTGAAACTTATAACCAAGATCAGCCAAAGTTAGTTCCACACCTGATAGCACCTGTAACATCATTGTTTCGTTAAGCCAGCCTAAGTGCCCTATACGAAAAACATTACCATTCAATGGACCTAAACCAGCACCAAGTGATATGCCGTACTTATGATACGCGTGTTCAATTACTTGATTTGCGTCTATCTTATCCATCGTGTTAACTGCTGTGACTGTATCAGAACAGGTTTCTTTATTAAATGGCTGTGTATATAAACCCCAACGCTCTACTGCCTTTCTAACACCTGATGCAATTTTACGATGCCTTGCCCACACATTTTCTAATCCTTCTTCTAATAGCATGTCTGTAGCGGTACGTAGACCACGCATCAGTGTCATTGCTGGTGTGTAAGGAAAGTAGCCAGTTTCATTAGCATTCAGCATGGTACCAAAATCATAGTACTTAAATTTTGCTTTCCATTTATTGCCTTTCATAATCTTACATACACGTTCACTTAGTGCAACAACCACTAGACCAGTTGGCATCATAAAACCTTTTTGCGAACCAGCAATCGCAACATCCACGCCCCAAGCATCATGTTCGTATTCAATACAACCGATACTTGAGATACCATCAACCATCAAAAGTGCTGGATGATCAAGTTCATTCAACATGTCTCTAACTGCTTTTACATCGCTGGTAACACCACTTGCTGTTTCATTCTGGCAAACCATTACTGCTTTAATTTGTTTGTCTTTATCAGCTTCAAGTATTTCACGATAACGTTCTAAAGGTGTTGCTTCACCCCAAGTGCATTCAACATCATCAACCATGAATTTCATATCATGACACATCTGCACCCACAATTTACTAAACTGACCTATCTGACTAACTAGTACACGATCGCCTTCAAACAATAAGTTTTCTAATCCTGCTTGCCAACCACCGGTACCAGTTCCTGGAAATACAACCACACTACCAGTTTTAGTCTTGAATACTTTCTTAAGATCTTCCATCAATGGTTGAACAAATCCTGGTAAATCAGGAGCCCTATGATCTTCGGTAGGTATGTACATGCTTTGTGATATTCTGTTCGGAACATTAGTGGGTCCCGGTACAGCGAGTGTTCTATTACCAATCATTAGTCTGTCTTTCTTAAATCATATATGCGTTGTTCTTCTGGACTAGAAGCATACGTAATATGTTGTTTATATGCCATATCAGTTTCAAGCTGTTTGATTCTACCTTTTAGTTCTTCAACTTCTTTTGTTAATCGAATGTTGTTGTACATTGTAATATGTCCAGATTTTTCTTCTTCTTCTCTGATACGTTTTACCATGCTAGATTCATATGAAGCCATAGTACACTCCCGCTTCTTTAAACATTGCTTTTGTTCTTGTCCACGAATCAAGCCATCGTTCTTCTGGGACTTGTTTTCGCATAATGACGTTCTTGATGCCAACTTGTATTACGGCCTTGGCACATTCAGAACAAACTGGTAGCCCGTGCACATATAACGTCGATCCATCCAATGATACACCATTATAAGATGCATTATAAATGACATTCATTTCTGCGTGGACTACCAGCTCGTATTTCCTCTGGCGATCAGCATAACGATCTTCTGAATCAATCACACCACGAGGAAAGCCGTTGTACCCCTGCGCTAGGATTTGTCTTTTATCTCCTATTGCAACGGCACCAATTTGTTTAGAAGGATCTTTAGACCAAGTACTAATTAGTTGAGCCAGATCTAAGAACCTATAATCCCATTTATTTGACAAGGTGAAAATGTCTTTCGTATACATGCAAGTTTTGCACTTGCCATATCAGGTATCCAGGTTTTATTTTAGAGTTGCTTCCACCAAGATCCTGACAGATTAGACCCATTACATAACGCTGCCAAGCATAATCATTCTTATATCCGAACACGACATCGTTGGATCGCATCTGGACAACAGCTTGGAGTTCGCCATCGCGTATGTAATAAGTAACAGCATTAGTACATATAAAATCGTTCTTACCACCATCTTGGTATTCTGCCCAGATGCTTGGTCGGTTGTAAACCATTGTAGCACGTCTTGTAGAGTCATTCGAATCTGCCAATTCACAAAGAACGTTTTCGTACTGTCTATAATATATATCGTCGAATATTAATTTACCATAGTTAGAATTGATTTCACCATGTTCATTAGCTGCGTATTGCCATGCTTGAGGAGGATCAGCGTCCCCGCCATAAATATCCCGAATGTTAGTAGAACCTGAACAGTACCAATCGATTTCACGATCAATGTATTCTCGATTGGGCGTTCCGAATATAGCTGGTTCGTCTGCGAGAAATGATGCGCCAATAAGCTCAATTGTTTTTTGTCCAGTTTTGTCGATTGTGAATCTTTCATTCTTCAGTTCCTCGATAAAATATTCTCGTACATCATTAACTTTCGGATTCATCTACTATTTCCCTTTTTGGACGATTTAAGAAATCACGATCAGGATCTTGGCCTTCCATTTTACCTTGCATGTATGACGCAAAGAAAGAAGCATAGTTGATTAGATCAAGACAAGAATCTTCTAGCGATTCAAAGTTTTGAGAATACAACGGATCGGATTCCATTGCTTCAATGACAGACTGCATGCGAAGAACTTTGGCATGCATTGTATCAAGAATAGTATTACAGCCACGTGGATAATACATGGCTTGTTTGATTCTTGAATTTTTATTCTGATAATCAGAAGATTTTTTAGTTTGTATCTCAGCTGCGCGCTTAAGAACTTCTAGTGAATATTTCATTACGCATATTCCTCATCAAATTTCATTAACTCAGCCATTGAATCGCATAGCTGATGGAGATCAGCATCTGACATGCTTTGCAGGTCAAGAGAGCGAGCATAGCCTTTGCTCATTGCATCTGCGGCCATATAGTACGCAGACTCTTCAAGCTCAATACGCTTGTACTCTTGGAGAGTACCAGTCGGAACACGCTCCGACCAGTACTCGGTTTTGTCTGGATGGGGCATCATGCCCATGTAACAACCAGGTTGCTTGCTGAATTCTTCAGCTTCTCTACGCTGGTCCATGATAAAATCGTGAAGGGCGCCGGACATGATATAAACTTTTTGCATAATGTAACTCCTCAATTTTTCATTTTGTAGATATATTATACACTATTTCTTTTCATTTGTAAACCCCTAAAATGCATTTTTTTTCATTTTATTCGTATTCATCGCCTGGTGTTGTGTAACCTTTCGGGGCTTTATAAAGATCACTATAACCTTCAATTTCATTTAAACAGATTTCACACAATCCATATCCACCAGTAAGTATTGAAACTTCATGACCTTCAATACACTTTCCGGTTGTACCATTCCAATCTGATAATTCTCTTGTGTGTGCTTTAGCCATTACAAATTCTTATAAACATATTCAAGGGCTCTATCAGCTTCTTTATCAAGTGGACGATTCTTATACCAGTTACCAGTATCTTCATCAAACTGACGACATAGATGAGATATTTCACCAGCGGTAATTGGATATTTCTTACGTACAGCATTACCAGCTGTTGCAACCATGATAGCATACATCTTAGCATACCAACCAGTATTTGATATTGTAGTATATTCGGCTGCGATTCTTTTTGGCCAGAACGGACAGTCATGATACGATGACCATTCAAAGTTTGCATCGAGTTTATCTTTACGATACTGTACGATTTGTTCTTGCATTGCTTCTGGTAGACGATCAAAGAAGTTATTGAGGTTCGTCTTTTCAGGCATTGGGTGTTTAGCCATTAGTTCAAGTGGATCAATACTGTCACCGTTCCGATGGCTAAAGATAAAATTGAAAGCATTAGCATACCTGCCAGGAATGTAATACATTCGAGACAAGTCTTTAGTTTGCTTGTCTCCAAGATCACCGAGTTCTGTTTGAAGAGCAAACCAGAATCTTCGGATATCTTCCCGTTCGACAGCTTGAGTAAGTGGGAAAACAAGTCTGAACTTCGGTCTATCGCGCGTAGAGCTGGCAGTGCTATAACACACAAAGCGATAGGCAGAAAAACGTTTAACCAGATCATCTTTCAAATCTCCTTGTAATTCATAATCATCTACATCTACACAACACCAACCAGCCCATTCAATAACGTTATCATTCTTACGAGTCGTATTCTTTTCGTATATGGCTGGTGACATAAGCATTGCATCAGCTTTACTTTCGAAAGGTTTTTCAGAAAGATCGTATAAAACACTTTCAAACGAATCGAAGTTTGGCGCATCGATACGTTTGCTAGTTTTATTATCGAATATATTTTTAAACAGCGTAAGTGAGATATTCATGGTTACCTTCGTGTGTAGGTCCTTTCCACCCTTCAGGTTTAATTAAATCTGGTAGACCAAGTGGATTCGGTCTGGATTCTTTTACTCCGGGTTGTTTTGCCATGTTGGCAGTGTGTACTTCTTTCCATGCTTTATGAGCATCGACGTTAAACGCATCAAGCGTACCGATAGCCACAACGCAAAGATCGATGAGAGCATCAACAATTTCTTCTGGATTCTTTTCATCTACTGCAGTTCCCATTTCATCAAGTTCTTCTTGTAAGAACCGTAAACGGAATCGTAAGAACTCATTTAGTTTATCTTTGTTACCGAACCTTACCTGTTCGTCAACCCATTCATGTACACCAAACTTTTGGTGCATGTTATTAATGTCTTGTACCCAGTTCTTTTTGTTCATAAGGTCTCTCATTATCGCCATATTATCTTTATAATCTTCGTGTTCATGTATATTATTATATCTTATTTTCGTCACTTTGTACACCCTTTTTTTCAAGCAAATGCTCTTTTATATCTAGCACTTTTTCATTCTCAATTATCTCGATAATCAGATTAGTTAGATCAATCTCTTTCTTAACGAAAAACATTTTACGTTGTAGTTCTTCTAGTTGTTTTGCGTAGTACTCAAGCTCTTTTTCTTTTCTTACCTTGGTTTCTAAAACCTCAGTTAATAAGATAATTTTCTTTTCGGTCATGCAAAAAACTCATCTAAACTTGCAACTGGTTCTGGTGTCCAGCCAATTGAATCGAGAATAAGTTTCAATGGCTCAACAAACGTTTTATCAAACTGCAGATCATAATCTATATAGTGATCTAGTTTTAGTTCAGGTGGAAGAACCTCAGGAAACGCAATAACATTTTCGTGTAAAGGATTCGGTAACTTCATATAACAGAACTTAATTCTATTTGCATTTTGAATTAATTCGTATTTCTTAGTAAGCTTAGCATCTTTCACAATCTTATTGTAAAGCAAAGAACCACGAACATGAATAGGTGAACCTTTCTTATAGATTGTTTTACGATCGCGATACTCGGATACGTTTGATACCGATCGAGGGAAAGCAACCTGTTCGGCGTTTAGTTGTTTGAACTGGGCTTTGAATTGCTTAATATATTCTTGAGTATCTTCTTCCGTTCCAGAAATAAGTATCTTGAAGATCTCCTTGAACCTGTCACGGCAAACCTCCGGCGTGCTAGACTTGATTGCCTCGATACCCATGATTTTGAGTTTTGGTTCCGCATATTGAACACCCTCGGAGTTGTGTACATTTAATATGTATCTTTTCTTAGCAGTCCAGATACCACGATCAGCAATTACTTCCCTACCCATTTCCATACGAGGTTTATGGCAGTTCATCTTCTTAAATAGTTTATTATACGCTTCAGCAATTACTGGTTCTAACTTATCTTTTGATACACCATCAAGAAACTTTACTGGATCTTTTGGTTTGAACTTTTTTACGAGTGGACCAAAGTTAACATACAAACTATCAGTATCGATAGCGATAACATAATCGTCATCTGTATCGAGTAGATCGTTCATCCATTCATTGACTGTACGTTCAGCCCACTGGATTGCTAACTGGCCAGTAAGAGTAATGCCCTCGGCAAGTCGGAGGTCGAAGTATTTGAAGTATTGATTGCCGAGGGCACCATAAAGAGAATTCATCAAAATCTTAATCGCCATTTGTTGATTGTTAAGTTTATTGATTTCTTTCTCTAAAGCTTTTGTTTTATCTTTTTGATACGCTGACTCAGCCGCCAGCATTTGTTTCTTGATAGACTTACGATCATCGTAATAATCGATAATGATATTAGGAATCACACCATCGATGTTTCGATGATAAGTGGAACCATTGGCAGCAACAGCATAAACGCTGTTACCAGGTTTGCTATTCATATAGTATTCAACACCTGAGATCTCAGATTGATCAACCAGAGTCTCGGTCGACATATTCCACTGTACGATGATGTTTGGATACAGCGAGTTTAGATCGAAAGATACGACCCAGTCGTGCGCACCAACCTGTGGTTCTTTCACAAAGCCACCAGCAAACTTTGTTCTTACTGCTTCGGCTGTAAATACGGGTGGCATCTTCTTTTCTGAATTAAGTTTACGATAGATGATTGATTCCCATATGTTAGTAACGCCGAATGTGTCACCATAGTTAACGCCAGCTTTGTAAGCCATAGTCATGGCCAAGGTAATCAAACCCATCTTTTCTTCGATACGTTCAACCAGTTCCACATCTTTCATATTATAATCGATGTACTTTTGAAAGTCATCTTTGTATAGATTCTTTAAAGAACCTGATTCTTCATATGATAGTTTCTTTTCGCCAAGTACCACATACGCGATATGATTCAACGAGTATGATTCTTGTGGACCATATGAGTAACCGAACTTTTGGAACAGTTCCATATAATCGAGTTGTTCGATACCTTTAATATCATATGCATCCTCGGTGCGACCACGTCTTGTAATTTCACGATGATCAATCATACGCCATGGCGAGAAAGAACGTATAGCATCAACACCAAGAATCTTTGCTGTACGATTAATAAGGTATGGAACATCGAAAAAACGAATATTCCAGCCAGTAATTACATCTGGAGTTTTTGATTCATCAGACCAGAACGCGATAAACTTTGTAAGCAGACTTACTTCATCGCGACAACGATAGTAACGAACAGGTTGTATCAGCGACTTTTTAGTATCAAAGTCGCCGTAACCCCATACGTGGTACAGCTTTGATTTACTTGACTTATAAGTGATGGAAAGGATTCTTTGATTCGCGTGTCTTGGTTCTGGAAACCCATCATCATATTCTGTTTCGATATCGAATGTGCCTACGTCAATACACTCACGCTTCCACTCGATATCACGCGGAAAACGATTGGTAATGTATTGTTGTAAATATTTTGCGTTGCCATAGATCTTACGACCAGCAACATCACGATTAGAATTTAACCATTCTTTTGCCTCGCGCATATTATCCATTTGGATAGGTGCAATTGGCTGATTATCTATAGATCGCCATTCAGTTTCACTTTTGGTGTTTGTAAAAAAGACTGGCTTAAAATCTGTATCGCGTTTATAGATGCGTGAACCGACTTGGTTATAACCACGGTACAGAATAGCATTGCCATAACGGCATACATTAGTATAAAACGACATATTACCTCCAACTTCATGTATAATTATACAACAGTTTGGAAGATTTGTAAACCCCTAAAATGCATTATACTGCAAAAGATTCTCCGCAACCACAGGATGCAGTTGCATTTGGATTTATTACCTTCAAATACGCACCACCAAGTTCTGTAACATAGTCAATGGTGCAACCGGCAACATACATTTCTGCCATAGGATCTAGAACTAAAGCTCCACCATAAGGCTCGCTCCATGTTACATCTGGCCAGTTTTTCTTAAAATCCCATACGTACTGAAAACCAGAACAGCCGCCACCTTTTACGCCAAGTGTAACATGGTCGTCACCACGTACTTGGTTAAGATACTTAACGGCTGCTTCTGTTACTTCAATCAACTGGTGGCCTCCACGGTAATCTGGCAAATACCACTTCAATCCACTCATTATATATTTTTTTAGCAAGATGTGGATCCATATTGTAGTGCTCTAATAGAGCTGTTTCAGGATCGGCATTTGTATATTTATCACCTTTGACGTTATGATTTTTCTGCACGTCATCCATAAAATTCAAATATTCTTCAGTTAATAAACTAGGCAAGTGCACGCATCCTTTGTACTAAACGATCTGCTCGATTTGTAACTTGGCGATACCATTGTGAATCTACCATTTCATCGGCTGCAGCGTTCCAATCACGTGCATCAACACCGCGTTTCATTCCTTTGAACTTTGATAGTCTTGGTCTGCCCATGTTAAACATCATGTTCGCAATAATCAGTTGGACTTCCTCAGGCAAAACGTCAAAGTCGGGGTAAAGTTGTGTGCACTCCGATAACACGACTTCGACATCTGAAGCGAAGCACTCATTGACTCTGTCCTCTGAGACAGGCGTTCCAACTTCCTGTCCATACTCAGGATCGCTATTGAGAACGAGGTGACCAATACCAAAAGTAGCAAGGCCAAGGTGATCCAAATAAATTTCATATTTGACTCCCTCATCGATTTTAAGTTCTTCTCTTAACTGATCTATATTCATGTGTTTATCTCCCACATACAAAACTAAGTGTTAATCTTTTCTTACCGTCTTTATTACAAGGGCGAGTCATGTGATAAAGATCAGAGCGCCAACCGTATCCTGTTCCTGGAGTATCAAAGGTCAAAACATCTTTTACACTTAGTCCATATCCCTTTGCAATTGGCCACATCGATTCATCATAACAAAGTTCCATCACCCAATCATGGTCATCTTCACTCATGTCTCTATGAGTAAAGTTCGTAATCTCAGCGTTAAAACGTTTTGGCTCATCGCCCTTACAAAATCTAATAGCATCCTTTTCTGTAGTGCCGCAAGACATAGGTTGATCAACCGTAAGTTCGTAATCAATATATGTCGACCACGGAAACCTTTGATTAAAAATAACTGTACCATCACCAGATTCTTCAACCTCTAAGTTTACTAAACCTTGATGTGAATATACGAACCCATCTTTTGGATCCCAATCTTCTTCTGTCCAGTCACTCCAACTATTTGGTCTTGGATGCCGTGATATAATATCTGGTCCGTCAGTATGAGTTGTGAACCAAAACCTTAAGTCCCACACACCAAAATATACAAGTGGATCGGTCACGCCGTGTTCTTTTAATCTAGTTTCAAGAATGTTTTTGATATTTGAATCGTATTCTTCTTTGTCAAACTCGTCTTTTATATCTTTCATGAAAGACTGCCACTCATCACTTTTATAGTCTGGTGTTGGTACAGGTAGAAATTCACCAGATTCAGATATTTTTTCACTATAACAAACTATTCTATCATCTAACCATTTAGTATGTGAATGACCATTCGTATACAATTCATTTACTTTTATCTTGTGGCCAACCCATTTTTCTTCGTACAGTCTACAAAATGTTTCGTATTTTCCTTTTACGTAACTGAGTTCTTCTTCACTTAAAAAACTATTGGAATGAAATGTATCTATCATGTATGTCTCCCACAATGCCACGCTAGTGTTAACCTTCTACGGTCATTCGTAGTTGGTACAAAGGGACGTGTCTTATGAAACTTTTTGCAATCCCAACTGTACATCGTGCCTGGTGTTCCAAGTAAACATACTTTATCTAAACTTAAACCATAACCAGCTTCAATAGGCCATATGCTTTCATCAACGCAGTTTTCCATGATCTCGTCATATTCATCTTCGTCAAATGGTTTATGAGTAAATTGTTCTATCTTAGCGCCGAATCTTTCGATGGTGTCGCCTTTTGCAAATTTAATCTTGTTTTTTGAATCTTTTAGTATTGGAAACTCATGTGGTAGTTTTGAAAAATCTATGTACATCGAATATGGAAACGATTGGTTGAATATTACAGTACCATCATGGGGTTCAGCCACATCCAAACTGACCAGCCCTTGTCGAGTAAATTCAAAATCTTCCTCTTGATGCCAGTCATCGTAGCTTAACTCGTTCCAGTTTTCAGGGCGGGGCCCTCTTTTATCTTTGATGTCCCTACCATCGCAATGACATTCAAAATTATAATTAATGTCGTAGAAAGCGGTCCAATAAAACTTACCAAAGTCTTTGCACATAACACCATTCATACTAGAATTCATAGTAGCTAAAACGTAGTAATGAAAATCTTCAACATCAAACTGTGGTTTTATTCTATTTAGAAAGTCAACAAACTCGGGTTTACCATCCGGCATTCCCCAACCTTTGTCTAGCCCACCTTCATCTATCTGGTATTCAACATGCACTTTATCTACTTCATATACTCCAAGTTTCCTTTGAAGTTCTTCGTCATGCTTATGCCAGAATCCAGATGTTTGAAATTGATCTATGTGTACTGGTTTATCTGTTTCTAAAAATTCTTCTGCAAATAATTTACAGAACTGTTTGTGGCTATCAATAAAAACATTAACCTGGTGTGGTGATAAAAAATCAGGTTCGTATAACGTTTCAAGCATGTCATCTCCAATTATAAAAGGGCAATTTCTTGCCCTTCTATTTATTAGTACTTTGTTCCGTATCCGTTTATATCTGCAGTGAGCCTACGCTCAAGTTCTGCAAGTGTATAATTTGATTCACGATACTTTAATGGTTGTCCCATTGGTGTACCAGGCCAACCACCTGTTTTTGCATCGCTGAATCGCATACTGACGATTTTATTTATGAAACGTTTTATCATTTGCTTTCCTCGATTGCTTTATTCAATTGACGCATAATTCTACTTTTCAGTAGAATCTTAGAGATTTTATCCGTTATTGCAGGGCTCACTTGTAGTACTCCCTTAAAGTTCTATCGTTTAAGATCGCAACAATACCGTCATAGCTTTCGTGTGGATACTCGTGTCTAAGCAATACTGCTATTTTTTGATTAGCTTCGATTTGCCTAGATACTTTTACTGCTGTGCCGAGTGAAGAAAAAATATCTCCAATTACTTCAAGCAGACTCCGTGAGTAGTTCAGAACTAGTGTTGTCATTTTTTCCCTCATAAGATCCGATTGTGATTTTACGAGGCAGCTTCTCTTCTGGTAGTACGACTTCTAATTTTATCGTCAAGATTCCGTCTACAAGATCAGCTCCAGTTACTTCGGTATATTCCGACAGTCTAAATGACTTTTTCCAGTTACGAGCACTAATACCTTTATGCACATATGAACTTGGCTCACGACGCTGTGGTCGATTGCCGCTGACAGTCAAGATATGATCTTTGACCTCGATATCAATATGTTCTTGTTTAAATCCAGCCACAGCAACTTCAAGAGTGTATTTCATCTCTTCGTCTTTTACGACATTGTGTGGTGGATAGGTATCCTTCGAATGCTGATGAATATTTTCCAGTTGATCGAAGATGTGGTCGAAACCAAGAAATGCGTTTCGCGGATATGCGAATGATCCAGTCATATTGTCCTCCTATTGACTAGCAAGGTTGTAGTGGACCCGATACGGCGTCCACTGGTATTTATTTATTTCCAATATTATATTTTGGCTGCAGTGTCCAATTATTTTTTTCTTTGAAAGGAATAATCTTAATCTGTCGCAATGGTGCTAATGGCTGCGCTTTGTCTTTGTCATCAATAGACAAAAGGCCCCAGTCACTCATAAGTGTAGCGATGGTATTGCGTCTAGCAATATCATTTTCTTCCAGATTAGATTTCTTACCATCTAATAAAAAGAGTTCTTTGAAATGCACGATGAAATATCGGCCTTGTTTGTGGAGAATGTGGCATGATTGGAAAAGTGTGTTATCTTTTCGAGATGCTACGCCAATTCGAGTCAGTGTTTCTCTTACTTTAAGAAAATCATCAGGCTCTTCCAAGGTAACCTCAAGCATAGATGAGGCTGTCCATTCAACAATATTATTTTCTTTTTCCACCTCGATATACCTTCTTCTTTAATATGTCAATTTGTGCTGACGTAAGAAGGTTGAGGATCTGGCGGGCTTTTTCATTACTGTAGCCATAATATTCCTTAATCACTTCAACGTCATCATCTTTTTGAGCTTTTGCCCATTTTGAAAAACGTTTCTTTTTTCTAATGATATTTATAAGAAAGTCGAATTGTAAACGATTATCAAGATGCGAGTTGAGATTCATTTCATTTGCCATCAATACCGTATCATGAAAGTACGATAACTGACGATTTACCATAAATGCGTTATATGCTTTTTCAGCTATGTCATCAACCATGATATTTGATTTACCATAGTTGATGTCATTGCAATACTCAAACGGGTTCATCCAAAGTTCTCCACACCACCAACGTAATCATCAAAATTTATTTCTGCTTCAAGTATTTCTTTTGTGAACATACCAGTATCAACTTTATTTAGATGCTTTTCATTCCAATATAGTTGCGGTACTGTTCTATGATTTTGTAAACGTAACCACGCACGTTTACTTACATCTTCGCTGATGTTTATAACGTCGTATGAGTATCCCCAGTCATCAAGTTTTGCTTTCATGATTTCGCAGAATACGCAATCAACTTGTGTGTATAGTGTAAGTTTAATTGAACTGGACATTTGCCATAACCTCCGTAAGACAAGCAACAACGTTTAATTCGTGGTCAGCAACAAAGGCATGTTTGTACTGATAGTCGGCTAAGATAAGAACCAGTTGTGGAATTGACTGTGGTTGTACCTTGTCAGACATTCTATCGTATAGACCACGAAAGATCGCAGATGCATCTATATCTATATTGTTGACAACCCACTTGCGCATTTCTTTGAAGTCTTTTTCTTTTAAATGAGAAAATAGTTGATCAAAGGTACCAGCACTAAAATCCATGCTGCGGATATCACCAAACCCCAGTACAGCAACCCGCTGAAGCTCGTTGATACATCTTCGCCAATCCGGACCATGCTTCGATATAATGGGTAAAAGATCTTTTTTAGCATACGGTATCTCCTGTTCGTCAAGAATAAAACAGAATCGTTCAAACATCTGCTGCATAAGTACAGCAGTATTCTTTTTCGAAGTATTGAAATCATAGACACCGCAACGAGAGTGCAATGGTTCAATAATACGATTCTTAAAATTACAAGTAAGGATAAACCGGCAGTTGTTTGAAAACTCTTCGATAAAACCACGAAGTGCCGGCTGCGTTGACTGTGGATTTAGATAATCAGCTTCGTCAAGTATTACTACCTTGACACCACCCTGTAGTGAAATAGTAGAAGCGAACTGTTTAATCTTACCACGCAGGGTATCAATATTACCATCTTCAGAACCATTGATCATAATATAATCAAGATTCATTTGATTGCATAAAGCTTTGGCGACTGTAGTTTTACCAGTGCCAGCTGTACCACTGAACAGCATGTTAGGAAGTTCACCAGATTCAACTATCTTTTGAAAGAGTTCTTTCAGCTGATCCGGTAGAACACAATCGGCGATTGTTTGGGGACGATACTTCTCGACCCATAGAAATTCATTAGACATTCACATACTCCATAATATAATAAAAACGGGGAGCTAACCGTGGCTCCCCACGAGTCTATTAAGCGACTAACCTTGTTCACTTTCAGCTTCTTCCATGGCTTCTTCTTGCTCGGCCTGTTCACATAGCTGAATGATTTGAATCGCTTGGTCACGAAGTCCACCGATGGTAGATAGTTCTTCACCCTTGATTGCGCCACGTTGAGTCATCGCATCGATAACTGCAATCATTGACCGAGATGTGCGATTAGAAACATCCCGTAGTTCCGTCATAGTTTCTGACATGTCATTAAACTCCAAATGTCGAAGATTTTTCAAGTGCAATCCAGTATTTAACGTCTAGACTTTTATGACTGAATTGCGTGATTAACTTAGAAGATATTTGTACCTCGTAATCGCCAGGTAGAATCTTTAAGTTGTTTGTGCTTAAGATAAAATTAAACGTGGCATCAGCAGGAAATTCACCATCGACGTCAATGGAGAACGCATTTGATGTCATGTTTTGAGAGTCAACCACAGAAAGACTAAGCACACCATCTTTACCAGAAATAGAAATTTCACTATGACCAAGAGTAGATGCTGCGCGCTTTAGCTTATTCATCGTATCATTGTCTAAGGTGAACTTCACATTTGCTTCTGGCATTGTGATGTCTTTTTGTGGAGTTGTTAAAGTATCTTCAGATGAATAGAAGTACTTTACTTTAGAGCGGCCGGTTGAATCGTTGACAACAACATAATCGTCTTCAAACTTAAGACGTGGTGCATCAACTAATCCAAGGACACCCATAAATTCATTGAGATCGTAGATACCAAAATCCATAGGAAACTCTTCATCAACATTGGCTCGGGCAAGAACCGTCCGTGCTTCAGAAATAGTCTTTATAGTTTTGCCACTACGAATCATCATATTAGGATTTATACTTGAAAAGTTTTTCAAGGTAGTTAGAGTATTTTCACTTAGTTCCATTATATATCTCCGCATTTAATCTAGGTATATTATACATCATTTTTCTCGGTTTGTACACTACTTTTTTCGCCACACCAAGGGCAATAAAATCCTTGTTTACGAGTCTTTGGATCATATCTATCGCTGGTAGCGATTGAGAACCAAGCTAAACAGGATTGACAAGTAAAATGCCATATTGTTTCTTGTTGAACAAACATTACTTTATCCTTGAGAAGTTTTTGTCTTTGATAAACTCGATCTTGTTTTCGAACTTACCATCAAGTATTTCACCTTTGTGCGATATGATAAAGACATTCGTACTATCACCAAGCGTATAAAGAATCTTAATTAGATTATCCACACCATCATGATCTAAAGATGAATCAAATGTTTCATCGAGTATCAATAGGTTTGTTGATACTGAGTTTTTCATCTTTGCAATCTGCCGCCAGGTGAATAGAAGCGACAAATCAATTCTTTGTTTTTCACCTTCACTAAACGATTCGTATGTAAATTCATCTCTATGGCGAGATCGAATCGTTTCGTTGAACTCTTCGTTTAGATCAAAGTGCACGTAAAAATCTAGTACCTGTAGATACTGATTTATAAGTTTATTCATCACAGGTAAATATTGTTTGATGATCTTAGTTTTGATACCCGTATCCTTTAGCATCTCAGCGATAGCCATTTTATACGAGAACTCTTCACTAGTCTTCAACTTTGAATCTTTCAGATCTAGCAATTCATTTTTAAGTATTGCTAGATCTGCATTTGCTTTTTCTAAATCAGCACCAACTTCTTTCTCTATATGCTCTTGGTAAGAACGAATTTGGTTTTGATATGTCGCAATCTCTTTCGAGTTGGAAGTGAGTTTATGTACCCGATCCCGAAGCGTTGAAAGTAAGCCAGTTTGTTCTGCAATCTCCGATTCCACTCCTTGGCCTTCGACGCCGATTTGCTTAATCTCTGCCTTCCGCCGATCCCGATCTGTTTGGGTTGATAGTAGAATCTCAGATTTATGGCCGTCTGAAATGGCTTGGTCGCATACGGGACACGTTGCATTCTCACTGAAAAAGGTGATCCGCTTCTCGAGGTCGCGGATATTCGATTTCCGATCTTGACTTCGGAGCAGTAAGTCCTGCTTCCTATCCTGTAACAGTCCCAACCTTTGTTCGGCCTGTGATACACATTCATCGAGTCCGACGCTAAGCTCACTATTCTCAGCCTGTAGTTCATCGATGAAACCCTGCGATTCAGATATCCTAAGTTCATAGTTCCTCCTGTTCTCCTCGGTAAGAATAGATACATCAGAAATATATTTTTTCTGTGTTTCAACTTTATTCTTGCTAAGGTCAATCTGGTAGGATATGTCTTTGAGATTATCTTTTATGGCATTTGTTTCTTCCTTTAGTAATTGATTCATTCTAGAGAATACACCAATGTCAAGTAAATCTTCGATTACGCCACGACGTAAACCAGGATTCAATTGCATGAATGGTACAAAGTTAGATGAACCAAGTACCACAACTTGGTGGAATGATTTGTGGTTTAATTTTAAAATGTTTTGTTCGAGTATGCGCTGGTATTCTTTTGAATGAGATGACTGATTAATCATTTCATCATTCTTCCAGATCTCAAACTTTACCGGCCTATCACCACGTACAACCTTGAAACGTGATTGACCAATCTCAAACTCAACTTCAACCATGCTACCCTTGCCGTTGATCGAGTTAATCAATTGAGTCTTGTTAATATTTCTATGTGCCTTACCGAATAAGCCAAATGACAAAGCATCCAGCATAGTAGATTTACCAGAACCGTTTTGACCCACTATCAAAGTGTGCTTGTGTCTGGTTAGATCTATCTCAGTAAAATTATTGCCCGTTGATAAGAAGTTCTTATAACGAAGGTGAGTAAATTTTATCATGCAATCTCTAAAGCTTGTGCCTGATTCATCAGGTCTCTCATCATGGTTTTGATTCGATCTTTGTCCAGATCTGTTTCAACACCATCAACATAATCATCCATCAGCCGTGGAGTGTCATCCACTTCTAATCCTTCATCATCAACATTCATACCGATAAACTCGTTGAAGTTTTCAGATATTTTTAAATCTAAAACATCTTGATTCTGTACCCGATCCACAAATCGATCAAAAGTAAACGAATCTGTCTTTTCAACTACTACGATCTTTACGAATTTTTTATCTAAATGTTTGACATCATAGTTATTATAATCGGTTTCTCGGTCATTGTAAACAATTTTTTCGTATAAAGTGTAAGGATTATGTATCCTTTCAACCTCACGAGTTTCAGTATCAATCACATGAAAGTATTTTTTATCGTGTGCATCAGACCAGAAGAACTCCATTTGACTACCAAGATACCAGATATTATCTTGTCTTGATCCACAATGATAGTGGCCAGTCAAAACTAGTTCGAACTTATTAAATATTTCTCTACTCATGCCGTGTACGTTAGTTACACCACGCATCATCTCAAACCCGTTCAACTCAAGATGCGCACCTAACCAATCTGCTTTACAATCGCTGATGAATTGCATAGACTTTTCGTAGTTGTCCATACAAATCCACGGTAACATAGCAATCTTTAATGAACCGTATTCCATTACGGTAGGTTCCATAATGATATTAACTTCGTTCATAAAGTGACCAAGTAGCTCTTTTAAGCTATTCATGTCGTTTGTATTCTTAAAATAGGTATCATGGTTACCAGGAATAATGTCCATAGTCATACCATGTTCACGCATTTTATTTAAGAAGCTTTTTCGATTATGATTTAGGGCTTTTATGTTTACTACTTTTCGATTATCGTAGTAATCACCTAAATGAATTATCTGCTTGATGTCGCGCTTTTCGCACTCAGGAAAGAACACATTAGAATAAAATTCTGCCGCGTTGTCTAGAAATATTTGAGA